TACATGTGGTGCCAAGACATCAGGATTTTCTAAAGATAAGGGAGAGACTTGGTATTGTTCGAGTTGCATAACAAAAGTGGAATAGACAAAATTAAACAATTACGGCATACTGTTTCTCAAGACATGAAGGTGACTTAAATGGCAAGACCCAGAATAAATCAATTTGCAGACGATTTAAGTATTAGTAGAAGTCAGGCTGTAAACTTAATCAACAAAGGCCGCAGTAAAAAAGATGGTGGCTCACAAGTATTGGAGAACAATATGAATAAAATGAAAGGCTACAAAAAAGGTGGTGTAGGTCCTATTCCGTTACCAGATGAAGCAAAACGTATTCGTTTAGCTGCTGCCTTAGACCCTAAAAGAAGAGAAGACAAAGAGGCTCTAACAAAAGAACAGATTACGAAACAAATGCTTGAAATGGAAAACAAAGCAGAAAAAGCTCGAGCAAAACAAATGGTCAAAGAAAGACGTATGACTAGAGAAGAGTTCATAGAGAAGTATGGGCCCAAAGGTCGTATGGCTGGTGGTGTAGAAAGACGCGGTGATGACCAACCAGTAATCATGGCAAAAGATGGTAAGTTTGTATGTCGTGGTGGCGGTGCAGCGGTTAGAGGCACAGGTTTTTCAGGGGTTAAGTAATGGTATTTGCACCAGGGACTGATGATGACCCAACGGGTTACAAAGCTGCAACAGCGCAAGCTTATGAAATGGCCACGGGTCGGCCTGAAGAGAAAAGAAGAAAGAAGGACAAAGATAGAAGTTATAAACCTGCTGTAGTCAAACAAACTCCTCAAGGTCCTAAGATTACTAACCCTTATCCAGATGGTATATTTTCAAGAATATTTGGCGCAGAAAATGTTGATTACTCTAATCAAATGAGTCAACAACAAGCTGCAAATATAGAGTTTGCTAGGAGGAACAGATTTTTTGCTCCGCAGACAGTAGATCAATCTTCTTTGCGAAAAGGTTTTGGTAGTTTGTTTGGTAGTAGCGCAGGTGAGGCTACTGCTTTAGGTGAGCTTCAAAAACAAACCCCAAAAATGTCCACCCCTGAAATGATATCTAGAGGAGTTGCTTCTTTAATGACTCCTTTTGGGCCACTTATTTCTATGGCTGACCCAAGGGGAACTGAAGTTACCATACCATCTCTTCCTGATAATTTGTTTGATAACAACGAACAGTTCGGGACATTGAGTAAATACGACCCCAACCTGGATCCTCGTAATAAACCTGGGGGGATGATTAGCAATATGCTTAGTTTCTTTACAGGGGGAGTTGACCCAAGACAGGCTAAAGACAAAGTATCTGAGTTACTTCCTGACTTTAATTTAAGTGGGATATCTAGTTTACTTCCTGACTTCAACTTAAACATGGAATCTGAAACGAATGATTTAGACGAAGGGCCTGTAGCGGATCCTTTCTATCCTGATATGCGAAGACCTTTTTAAATGGATTTAATTAATATTTTAACAAAATATCAAAAAGTCTTGAAACAAAGAGTAGATGATATTAGTGTAGGTTTAGCAAGTGGTGGTATTTCAAATATGGAAGACTACCGAGCAAGAGTCGGTGAAATACAGGGTGTCACCTATGCTCTTGATGAATTACAGGCCCTGCTAAAGAAGAGCAATTATGACGAAGACACTTCTAGTTCCTGACTATATTCTCCAGCAGCAGAGAGCAAAAAAAGAATCCGAAAAAGCTGCAAAAAACATGTCCTTAAAAGAAAGAGTACCACAGCCAACAGGGTGGCGCATACTTGTTATGCCTTACACTGGCAACGATAAAACAGATGGCGGTGTGTATATTCCAGACCAAGTTCGAGAGCGAGAAGCTCGAGCAACGGTTGTTGCATATGTAATTAAAGTTGGGCCATTAGCTTATCGGGACGACAAGTTTGGTGGATATGCAACTAAAGAGCCATGGTGCAAGGAAGGAGACTGGGTCTGCATTGGCAGATATGCAGGGTCCAGGTTCAAGATTGAGGGTGGAGAGGTTCGCATCATCAATGATGACGAGGTTATCGCCACAATCGTAGATCCTGACGATATTAAAAGTTATACATAGAGGACATCATGAGCAAAAAAAACGTAGCTGAACAGCAAGAATTAGAGTTTGAAACCGAAGTTGATGTGAAAGAGGAAACAGAAGAGGCTCCTCAAGAAGCTGAAGCAGAGGCTCAAACCGAAGAAAAAGAAGCATCAAACGATGATGAGCTATCGGAATATTCCAAGAATGTTCAAGATAGAATACGAAAGATAACACAGAAATACCGTAAGGAAGAGTCTGAGCGCAAGGCCGCAATAGAGTATGCAGAGGCAGTACAGAAGCAGAACAAAGAACTTAAAGAAAGACTTGATTCCTTAGATCAGTCCTATGTTGGAGAGTTTGGTACAAGGATAGACTCTCAGATTCAAGCGGCCAAGGCAGCATATCAAAAAGCATATGATGAAGGTAATGCTGATGAAATGTTTGAGGCTCAGAAGAATTTGAGCAAGCTGGCTCTTGACCAAGCACAGTTAGAACAGTCTAAAAAACAGATGGAAAAGAGGGCGAAGCAAGCTGAAGAAGCACCGCAACAACCAGCGCAAGCACCGCAACCACAGGCAGAACCCGACCCGAAAGCAGAAGCCTGGGCAGAAAAGAATGATTGGTTTGGCACAGACCAGCCCATGACATACGCTGCTTTTGGTGTTCACAGGCAACTGATAGAGGACGAAGGTTTCGATCCACGGTCTGATGAATACTACAAAGAATTAGATAGAAGAATACGAACTGAGTTCCCACATAAGTTCTCAGACACTCAAAAGTCTTCTAGCCCTAGAGTTGCTTCGGCTGATTCGTCTGCATCAAGGGCACCATCGAAGGGCAAAAGAAAGGTTAAACTAACACCTTCTCAGATTGCAATTGCAAAAAGATTAAATGTACCATTGGAAGAATACGCAAAGTATGTTAAGGATTAATTATGACAGATTCTAAAAGACAGCCACGCGAGGCTGCAACTCGCGCAAAGACCCAAAGACGAAAGCCTTGGGCACCTCCATCTAAACTGGAGGCTCCAGAAGCTCCCGCAGGCTTCAAGCACCGCTGGATTAGAACATCCATTCGTGGGGAAGACGATTCTATGAACGTAGGCGCAAAATTGCGGGAAGGATGGGAACCAGTTCGTGCTGACGAATATCCTGACCTAGAGGGGGTATACCCTTCTATAGAGGATGGTAAGCATGCAGGAACAATAGGTGTAGGCGGTTTGATGCTTGCACGGATCCCAGAGGAAACGGTTGAAGAGAGAACTGAATATTTCCGGGAGCAGACCCGCACACAAATGGATGCCGTGGACCAAAATTTGATGAGGGAGCAAGATTCCTCAATGCCTATTCACAAACCGGATAGGCGTAGTCGTGTAACTTTTGGTGGTAAAGATTAGCCACCTAATTTTAGGAGCTAAAATATGGCAAACGTAAATGTTGGATTTGGTTTAAAACCAATCGACATGCTCGGTGGCGCACCAGCCACTCAGGGCACTAATTCATATCACATTGCCAGTGATGCTTCTGCGATCTTTCAAGGTTCTCTAGTTTTTGCAACAAATAGTGGCACAATTGCTGTGTCAGGTACTGCTTCTGCTGACACATTGAAAGGCGTAGGGGTCTTTGCAGGCTGTGAATATGTATCATCATCAACAGGCAAAAAGGTCTTTTCAAATTTTTGGCCTGGGTCAGGGGCTGACACAAACTTTGATATTATCGGGTTTGTTCATGACAATCCTTTCCAGCGTTTTATAATTTGTACAGACGGTTCGGTTACAAATAAGGCAGGAGCAATCGCTACTATCTTTGAGAATGCCGAGTTTTCTGCTGAATCTGGTAAGGGTGCAGCAGATGGAAGTACAACCACTGGCATATCAGCCGCACAACTGGACGTTTCAACTGTAGACGCTTCAGATTTATCCCATCCTCTAAAGATTGTTGGTATTCTTGACGATCCAGAGAACGAAGATTTCACCGCTGCTGGTATTCCTTTGATTGTGGTAATTAACAACCATGCGCTTCTAGCAGGCTCTGCTGAAGCAACAGTAAGTTAAGGGAGACTAGATCATGGCTATTTCTAGAGCACAACTCGCCAAAGAATTAGAGCCCGGTTTAAACGCTCTCTTTGGCATGGAATACAACCGTTATGAAGGTCAGCATTCTGAAATCTTCGACACAGAGGCATCAGATCGTGCTTTTGAAGAAGAGGTAATGCTATCAGGCTTCGGTGCAGCCCCAACAAAAACAGAAGGTGCGGGTGTATCATTTGATGATGCGCAGGAAGCATACACTGCTCGTTACAACCACGAGACAGTTGCTATGGCCTTCTCAATCACTGAGGAAGCTATCGAAGATAATCTGTATGATCGTCTAGCATCACGCTATACTCGTGCACTCGCACGTTCTATGGCGCACTCAAAACAAGTGAAAGCTGCTTCAATATTGAACAATGCTTTTACCGCTGGTGCTTTTGCTGGTGGTGACGGTGTTGCTTTATGTGACGCATCTCACCCTCTAACAAGTGGTGGTACGTTTAACAACGAGCCATCAACTGCTGCTGATTTAAACGAAACTTCTCTTGAAGATGCGTTAATCAGTATTGCTGGATTTGTTGATGAGCGTGGTTTGATTATCGCACTTCGCGGTATGAAGCTAATCGTTCCTCGTCAGCTTCAGTTCATTGCAGAGAGGCTACTTGTTTCTAATCTTCGTGTTGGAACATCCGACAATGATGTAAACGCAATCAAGACAATGGGCATGCTACCAGATGGCTATGTCGTTAATGATTTCTTGACTGACACAGATGCGTTCTTCATCAAGACAGATGCACCAAATGGCTTCAAGCACTTTGAGCGTCTAGCGTTGGCTACCAACATGGATCCTGATTTTGACACAGGTAACATGAGATTCAAGGCTCGTGAGCGTTACAGCTTTGGATTCTCTGATCCAAGATGTGTGTTCGGTTCACCGGGCGCATAAAAGAAACATCTCTCCTGTAGATGTGGCGGTAAGGTCTAGGTATCAACTAACCTTGCCGCTTTTTATTTTTTAAGGTATGATTATTTAACCCTTGACTGCAATTAAGCAGACATTAGCCAAGACAAGGAGATTAACATGGCTACAACAACTTTTCAGGGCATAGTACGCTCTTATGGTGGTGGAATAAAAGGAACACACACTCCAACACCAGTTACTCAAAGTGTTCAAGTTTCTTTTGACCCAACTGCCGCTTCTGCTACAAATGTGCGAATTGGTACTTCAGCCACTTCTGGAGAGACATTAACTTTACCAGCAGGAGCTATTCCTATCTCATTTTTGACAATAGGTGGTGCTGCTGGTGGTAGTAGTCCAACTGTAGATATTGGTTCATCAGGTGACCCAGACGGTTTATTTAATGAAGTCGATGCTGATACCAAAGGCACATTAAAAGGTGCTGATGGTGCTTTGGCTGTTGCTGGAGGTCTGGCTGCTAGTATTACTGTTACAGGTAAGGTTGGTGCTTCTGCTGCTACAAGTGGAACTTTTACAGGTGTCCTCACTTATGCGATGGCTAACAACAGCGTAGAATA